GCCCCACGAGTTTTAATGCCTCAGTTATTGCGGCGATGATCCCGATCCACACGTTATTTCTGTGGCTCCCCTGCCGGGACGTTCTTGTTCTTCCACCAGTTTGCCGCCGCCACGAGAAGGAAGCCCACGAGAGCAGAGAGCGTCATTTGCCCCCACTTTGCCGGGATCAGGTTCGTAATGATCGATGGGTTAGCGATCACGATTCCAGCCCCCGCAGAAATAAGGGACGTGAAAAACCCCATCGCTCCTTTTTGAAACATTTTTCCAAAATCCATGTTATTCCTCCTTTGGTTTATAATCTATCGTGTGCGGCTCGTACCACTCATCAATCCCTGCTTTTAAACTCATGGCCATGATCTTGAGATCCGCGATATGCGTCTGCGGCTCAATCAAAAACTGAACTAGCGCCTGTCTAAAAACGCGCATATCCTCCGACACTTTCGTCATAATACAACCGTGGCAGCCTACGACCATTTTGCATTTCAATTCACCATCCACGGATCACCCCTTATGGTGCTTCGCCCCTTGAACGCTCGATGTCTTTCACTGCCTTCTCAAGATTTTCCGGCTCGATATTCAAAATGCGAAACGCTCCCGGCCTTCTCAAAACCTCACGATGCTCGTTTTGCTTTTTCTGAAGCATTGTTATCATCTCGCTTAAGGCTCTGTCATAACCGACGTGGATGCCTTTTTCGTATTCCATGTTTATAGTTTCATCCCGCACTTATCACAAAGACCGCTCATTTAATCACCGCTAGCGCTACCGGGATAAGTACCGCTGAGACTATTACCAACGCCCCGGCAACCATCCACCTGAAATGTTCAAGATTTCTAATTCGTTTTTCCGAATCCTTGTGATCCAAAACCCTTTCGCCGTCCGTCATGCGAAGTTGAGCGAGCATGATCTCAAATCGTTCTTTATTCTCCTTGCGAATGTTTTCAAGGCTGAGTTTCAATCCAAGGCGGTGGTCCTTCGTCCCGGCCACAAACGATTTAATCTCGCCCCACTCTTCTTGTCTGAGACATTCTTGAGGATGTTGTCTTCGCTCAACCACAAATCACCTGGGCGTTATTTTTTCTACGGGAGCGATCCCCATTGCGCTGGCAACGTCGCTATCGGAATCGGCGATCATTGCGTCAAGCCTATCCCGTTGCTCCACGAGACGCGCCTTGTTGGCCTCGATCTGATCTGTCGTGTATTCCGTTACCACCCCGGACGGGTGGACGATGACTTTCTTTGCCCCGCTAAATGCCACAGTCATGGTTGCCTGTGGGCTTACCCTTCTGGCTATAAGAGCAGTCTCCGCAAACGCCACCCCGGAAATAAGGCAAAGAACCATTAAGCAAGTACCGATTTTGTTTCGCATGGTATGACTCCTCTCTCTTTTAAACGTTGTGTAAGGCGGTAAGAATTCGCCCACTTGAAATGGCCCATGTACGACGCGGCGGAATCGAGATACTTTTTCACATCTCCGGTTCCGTATTTCTTGAAGTGTTTGAACTTAGCGACGAGGTTATTAATGACTCGGTTCCTGACAAGGATGTAATTCCTTCGGACGATATATCCCAGAAAATCAATGCCGTTGGTGACCGGAAGACGCTTCCTTTTCGTGGGATGAAGTTTCAAGAGAAGCCGGTCCGCCAAGAATCTTTCGATGTCATTTTGGAACGTCAGGAGTTTTTCCGCGTCCGTATCGAGGATCAAGAAGTCGTCGACATACCTTAAATAATATTTCGCTTTCAGCGTGTGCTTCACGTACTGATCGAGCTCGTTCATGTAGACGTTGGCGAAAAACTGGCTGGTGAGGTTCCCTATCGGGAGCCCTTTTTTGTTGTCCTTCCCGAAGAGACTCTTGTTGGGCGGGACTTCTCCCAGAACGCCTTCCCCGTCTTTCAAGATAAAAGACTTCGTGCAATCCCAGAAAATGATCTTTTCCGCGAGCCACAGAAGCTCTGGATCGCTCACCTTTTTCTTGATAAGACCGAAAAGAAGGCTTTTATCGATGGAGGTGAAAAAATCTTTCACATCGAGCTGAAGGAAATAAACACGAACCTTCCCGTTCTTCGACGCTTTCCTGATGAACCCCTGAAGTCTTTTGATCGCCACATGCGTCCCCTTGCTATCCCGGCAAGCGTAGGAATCGAAGATAAAAATCTTTTCCCAGATGGTTTTAAGAGCGTCGACAAGGATGTGATGAACGACTCTATCTTTGAAATCAGCCGCGAAGATCTCGCGGAGCTTCGGTTTCCGAGCGGCAAAGAGGATCGAGTGCGAAGGGCGGTAGGTTCTATATTTAAGCTCTTTTTCCAACTTCAAAATATTCTCTTCAGCGTTTATCTCGAACTTCAAGGCGTTGATCGTGTTTCGCTTATTGCGCCTGCATTCGACATAGCACCTGTAGATGTTTCCGAAAGAGAATAAATTACTCATACTTAATAGCCTCTGGCTGCTGCGCACTGGCAACACGTTGTTGGTGTTGTTCTTATTGTCGTTGTTCACGTTGCCGTCGTTGAAATTGACGTTCCACGCATAGTTGGAGTACGGGGCATACGACGAGCCCAACTCTCTTTTGACCATCCACTTGGATGCCTCTTTACGAGGCCAACGAAACCCGATCCTTTTCAGGTACGAGTCTCTGAATTCTTATCCCGCATGGGGGGAATGGCCGCCCAGTGACTCTAAGCTCGCTTCCCGCCCACAAAAAAGGTCAGGAATTCTGGCTCCTTAACCACCCTTCGCACTGTTTTGCCACCTCAATGACCGATCTTGAGGCGAACTCAAAACTACTGAAAGAACGAAACGCTTTGATCTCTTTACAAAGATGAAGCAGGATCTTCAATTCCTGAAGTTTGTCCAACGCTTCAACGAGATGCGATATTCTTTCTTCCTTGACATTCGCTTTCGCGATCACCGTCAGGATGCGTCTTGAGAGATTTCTCAGGTCCGTCCCGACGGTGTACTTGTGATATTTGTCAAAGCCCCGCACGACTTTCTCGAAGTAAACCGCCACTTCGAGAGCTTTTTTGTATACGGGTAAATACTCGTACCGCGCACCGTTCATAAGAACCTTTCAAAGATTTAAAAGCAAAAGCAAAAACAAAAGGTCAAACCGTCAAGTCACTGGCTGCTGCGCACTGGCAACACGTAGCTGGAGCTGTACTTACCGACGCTGCCCACGCTGCCGCCGTAGAAATTGACGTACCACGCATAGTAGGAGTACGGGGCATACGACGAGCCGGACCAGTAATAATTCGACTGCATGTTCGGAAAGAACGAGGTGTCGATGGCTGGCGAAGAATGTTCGTAATCAACAATCGACATCAGCTCTTCAATATTCGGGAGACGCCAGTCGCTGTGTCCCGCGTATTCGAGACCTTCGCAGTTTGTGATGGACGTAGACCAGTCCATGGAAGACGGAGAGGTGAGACCGGCGGCGGAGGAAGTCCATACCGTTTGTCGCCAGTACGTTGGATGAGCAGTCCGATCAGCGCTAAAGGATGGATCGTAAGAACTCCAATAGCTCGGGTTGGCCGTCCTGTCGTCTGAAAAAGTACCTGACGACGCGGAAGTATGGCTTGAAGCGCAGAGCCAAATACTGCTGTCATCTCCGTCGGTTACAACGACACCCGCCGTGTAAGACGTGCTCGTTGCCCAAGTCCCGGACGATCCGGCCAAGGAAGTATGCGCTACCGCACAGATCCAAAAGGTTGAATCCGCAGAATCGGTGACGAGATCTGCTGCTGAATACGCGGTGTCATTCGCCCAGGTACTCTTTGCGGCCTGAATCTGGTTATCCGCTCTTATGCTCGCGCCGGGGATGATGAGCTCCGGCTGTTTGATCCACTGGAGGCTCGTAACAACATCGGAGATCGTGCCATCGCCGTTATCGATGAAACGAGCCCCGGACAAAGGAAGACCCGCCTTGTATGTCCCGTCATCGCCTGTTTGATATTCCGTTGTCTGTCCGGTCTTCGGAAGGCCGGGTTGACCGCCTCCGCCGCCCCAGAACCCGGCATGAGCGATGGTTGAAAAACAAAAGATGCTAAATATTGCCGCGATTAAAATGGATGCGATTTTTTTCCATAGTCAC